ATCTATTGCATATCACATCGGAGTGCATTATCTGTAGGCAAAAACGACTTTTGATTTCAAAAAAACGGCAAAAAAAATTCAGGGCAAAAATCGCTCTTAAGGTTTTTTAGCGAGGTTCAACAATTCGCATATTATCGCCTTTTTTGAGTTTTCTTGAAATATATTGAGAACTGTCTTCATACTTCATAAGCTCTCTCATGTCTGATATGATTATACTTACATATTCTGGTTTTATTACATATATTGATCTTTTATCATCATTCTTCTGTATCTCATATTGCAAATTAGAGACAGAAGTAACATCATTGACATTATAGTCAGCACCCTGATATGAGTAAGAAAACGTAAAATCAGCATCTACCTCTAAACCCTTCTGTAAGACTAAAATGCTATTTGGTAATCTTACCTCTTTTGTCTCATAGTGGTGAATTTGACCTAATTGCACTGGATCATACTTATTGTCCAAATATCTTTGAAAGTCACCTTGACTCATAGGCCACTCATCCCTCACATTTATCATATTATTGGAAATAAGAACTACCCAATCCAATTCTTCATCACCATATAATTGATAGGCGACATTATCAGGTCTGTCATCACCTTCGACTAAAAATTTATTGAATGCTGTGACATTCTGAAAAAAGTCCTCACGGATTTTTCCTCTTTTAAAGAGGTTTTTTACGATTATGGTGTCATGACTTGAATTTCTCTTATTAGAATAAGAGGGTAATTGGACGTTTGGGAATAAATCGAAATATGCCATTAGAATCCTATGTCGGTGTCTGAGATTGCATTGTTGCCAGTGAGATTTGTGCCCAAATCTGATATACTTGGATCTACAACAAAATTCTCTCCTTGTGGTGTACCATAATCATCTCTGAATATAGGTGTCAATTCATTGAATGTGAGACCCATTGTGCTTCTTACAGGTTGAGAAAATGCCCTTGTATCTTCATAACTCTGATATGTGCCATCGGGGGTAAAATCAATTTGACATGTTGTAAGTGCACATATTTTGATTACGTTCAAACTCTTTATTCTCCTTCCTCTGTTTTTATATGCAATTCTGAAAACATTGGGAGATCCAAGAAATAGTGACTGTGGTCTACCAGTGGTACCACTTCTTGCAGGTAACATACCTTGTTTGAACCATCTTTGAATTTGTCTTACAACATCTGCTTCTTTTGCAGTGTTTGGGGCAAAGTCAAAATTGAAGGAGAATGTTCTTAGTTGAGGTCCTCCAAATAGTAATTCTAGGTTGGGATTCAACGCAGCACCTGTTTGTCTTGTTATGAATTGGTCAATATCTACATTTATATTCAATTTTGATAGAACAGCTTTTGCTAATGTAGCACTTATGATAGAACCTGCATCTGGACTATTAGGATTAGGATCTTTTATTTGTTCCTTTAGTTCATTCAATGTTTCACCTGTGCCCTGTATACCAGATTTCAATAATTGACCTAAATCAAATTTTTCAAGTTGATTTCTTATTGTATTATTTGCAGCAGAGAAACCTGCAAGTTCTACTGCGTTCGCTCTTGCTTCACCCCAACTAACTCCATTACTGACTCCTAATTTGTTCGGTATTGGTAAAGTACATGTTCCATATGCTTCTTTTATATTAGTTTCTCTTCTTACACCAAATTTGAGAACATTCTCCACACTGTTGATTTGTGTATTTCCCTGTTCCATGTCCATACCTGCATCAGTCAACATTTTACCCTCAAGAGGGTTTGGAGGTGAATATTGGAATTGCTCAAAGAAAATATAGTCCTGAGATTCTGTGCCATCTCCAATTAGCATGTCAATTGGATAAACTAAGGGTGCTTTTGGTACGAAGTTTGGAGCTATAATTTCTGCTGGTTCGACATTAGCTTCACCCTCTTCTTCATCACCCGTTCCATCACTATCATCAGTGTTGACGTTTTGATTATCTAATCCTGTCTCTATTGCTTCATCATTGTTACTGGATGTATTTTCATCAATTCTTTGTTCAAAAACTTCTACGTTCCCACCCTCTGCTTCAATTTCTTCTTTTACATCTGATATAACTTCATTGTATGCATCTTTTACTACGTTGTTCTCATCATTTTGGATTGCATTTGCTAACTCATCATCTAATTTTACAGTGTCAGTATGAGCATATTGTAGAAACATTGGGAATATAGGAACAAAGTGCCATCCACCCTTGTTCTGTGTGAATGTAGGAACTCCTGTGTTACCATCAAGAGATATATCTACATGCATTTTTACCTCTGTACCATTTACCTCAATGGTTGTGCTCCTAGTGCAAGTACCGTTTTCTAATGGTGATATACACGTCATTATTTGTAAAAACTTGGAAGAAAAGGTGATGTGGAAATGTCTATTCCATTGACAGTCTGTACGAAATCTTCAAATGCCATATCTGCTGCTTTTTCCATGTCATCCCCAACAAGTCTTATGAATGTTGATCTGACATAGGATCTTAGGTATTTATTATATCCAGGCAACTTAGTTACATCATCTCCAGCATCAATGTAACTCAGAGTTGCCTTTCTATTTCTTGGTTGTGTGTAATGTAAGTTGACACCGTAAAACGCAGGACCTTGTGTTGCAACAATATAACATAAGGGATTTCTATCGTAGAATGGCAATGTTTCCCTATATTTTGCACTATACTGAAATATCACCAAACTACCTGGTCTGGGACTACCCATTTCATCAGATAGAGGAAAAACGTTTTTATATTCCAAGTTCTTTCTCCGTTAGTATTTGAAATTGCCACTTGCGATCCTTACAAAAATCTTCTGCTGCTTCCCACTTTGCTTGATTTTTAGCATACTCAAAAACTTCTGCAACATATTTTTTTGTTTTTCTTTTTTGCATTTTTGGTTCTTTGACCTGTTTTGCAGGTTTGATTTCTATGACCTTTTCTTGATAATTACCCTTGACATCCTTATATTTGACATAAAAATCAGGAAAATACCGATGTATTCTATTATCTACTGGTGATCTGTATGGTATGACTATTTCCTCTGATGACCACTTTACTATACTCTTATTAGTATCACAATATTGCATAAATTTTAGTTCCCAAGATGATCTATAGACAACTTCTCGGAAATCACCTTTGTATTTTTTATGGTTCTTGGGTCTGAATTTACCTTTATATGACATACATAGTATGTAATCATCATATATTTAGATGGCACAGAGGTCAGAAGCATTTAGATCAGGAAGATTTTATTTACCTACGGTAGAATTAGCGGATACATCCACTAAGTTTGGTAATATAACTCCCGCATTTAATAATAATTATGACGTACATATCAACTTCAATACTGCTAACACAGATCCTAATGAGAGTAATCAACCAACACTAAAGGATTTTATAAATCAACATGGATTTTATGACCAGAATGGTGGAACTGGATCATCATTTGATCCTGGTAGTTATCTGGCATTATTTTGTTCTGAAGCAGTTTTACCAGGTTCAGATATAAGGACAGCACAAATACAGGGTCTTAGACAGGGAATAACGCAGAAATATGCAACCTATAGAGAATTTCCAGATGTTATACTTACATTTTACTCTCAAACAGACTATTATACTAACGACGTTTTCAATGCATGGATGGAATTTATCTCTCCAACTCGTACATTGAACGCTGGTTTTGGTGCAAATTCTGCTGATAGAGGTCAGGCACCTGCCTATAGAAGAATGAAATATCCAGATACTTATAAATGTGACATGGAAATAACTGCATTTAGTAAGGATGTCAATGATGAGTTTTCTAAACTGAATAAGACAAGTAGATTCAATAATCAATTACCTAGCAGTATAACTTATCACCTAAAAAGAGCATTTCCATCTAATATTGTTGCTGCTCCTCTTGCCTACGGTAATGCAGAATTGATAAAAACTACAATTACATTCCAATACGAACAATACTTTATTGATAGAACATCGAGAAAAGGTGCTATACTACAGGAATCTGACTCTGCCACTAGCAATGTCAGAGATATCCCTATTATCTCCTAAATAGGGTACTAAATAAAGTTACTGAATATTATTATTATGCCTTTACCAAAGGTTGTTGCTCCAACATTTGAATTGCAACTTATAACTGGTAAGAAAGTAAAATATAGACCTTTTCTGGTGAAAGAAGAGAAAGTTTTACTGATTGCCTTAGAAAATGGATCTGACGCTGACATCAGTGCCACACTCAAAAGTGTGCTAAAATCATGCATTTTGACTCGTGGGATTGATGTAGAGAAATTACCAAGTTTTGAACTAGAGTATTTGTTTTTGAATATCAGAGGTAAATCAATAGGGGAGTCTGTTGATTTATTAGTTACTTGTCAAGATGACAACAAAACTAAAGTTCCTCTAACTATTGCACTATCAGACATA